CGATTTTCTGTATTTCGTCTTCGTTTAGTTGGGCCAGATTAACTCGCCACAGGCGCAGCATCTTGGGCTGTAACAGATAACGCTGATCAGACCCATCCATAAATTCAAGAACTTGAACCCCTTGTGAATACTGGATCGCCGCCGGGTACTGCGTCACGGCGTTGGAGGAAAGCGTGGGAAACGTGTTCATCTAAATCTCCGCGATAACATCGCTCAGGCTGCTGGAAGTCAGAAGCGCGTTTTTTACTGCCTGAGCGATGTAAGAACCATCTGTTAGTGCCGGCGATGCGCTTCGGCCCGTGTTGGTGACTAAGCCACCACTCGTGTATACCCCGGACCTTGTGGCCTGCTTTGCGCCTTGGTCAATCGACTCGCCTGCGTGGCTTGCTGTGTCCTGGGAACCGATATATGCGGTCTCCTGAATTGAATTCGGAAGGGAAAACAACGCAAGCGGTGGAGGTGCAGCTTTGGAGGATCCGCCGAAGAAGCTGGCAATACCGGAAATGAGCCCCCCTAGACCCGCAAAGCTGCTCAAGCCGCCAGTCAGCGCGCTAGCCAAACCGCCGGAAGCGGCGTGCGAGAGTAATCCGGAAAGTACATTGCTGTTCGGTGCGGTCGAAGTGTTGTTACTCGAAGGTTTTCCGAACTGAATACTTTCCAACTTCTCACTCGAACCCTCGGCAAGGTTTTTCACCCCTAGCAACGCTGCCGACAATGAGGTCTTCGAGCCCGCCGAAGACAAACTGCCCGGCACCAGTTGCTGGATGAATTCCGCTATATTCAGTTCGCCGGAATTGCTGCGGCTCAGTTGATTTATTAAACTTGTAAGCTGGTTGTTACTGTTACTCACGTTGCCCCTCCATTCGCCACGCGTGCTCTAAAACGAGCAACGCGTCTACCGACTTCGCCTCCATCGACCACGGCACACCACCACCCATTGCCTTCCACACCGAGAACTCCTCGAGCCACGCCTTGCTTTGGGCCGTTATGACCGACTTGGGACAATTTGTGGCAACAACGCCGCCACGCGCCCAAACGATTCGTTTCGACGACTCCAATTGGGGTGACCACGCACAACTTCTGATTTGCACCAGGCCGCTTGACCTGCAAATATCGCAATTCCACGCGGCTGGCGAAGAATACTCAAAATGGAACGCGATCAGGAGTTTTTTGTCTCTTGCTCCGAAATAGTTAGTTCGGAAAGTATGCTGTTGGCGATTTCTTCCGTTAGTTCTTCAGGGCCTTTCTCGATCAGTGACTCCGAAGAAGCGGCGTTTCCGTCTATTGTCAGCCCTTCGATGGCAGCAAGGCCCCATTCCACATACAGGCGTCGCGCCAAGAGTTCACCTAAAGCCGATTCGAGCTGATCTGGCGTTGTTCCGCCGCGTAAATACTCATTTCGCAGTGTAAGTTCACGAACGCGGCGCGTAAGCTCAATCCGCTGGGCGAGAGAAATTCGCCGGACGGCGTACCTTACGCCTTCGCACACCGTGCTGTCATGCCAGACAACGCTCGCATAAGTATTCGCCTCAGGCAAATGCGACATAGATTTCGTCATTCGTTACTCCCTGCGCCAGATTGTTTTTGAAATGCCATTGCAGTCTTGTGCCGCTATCGTCATACTGCGGAATTTCCGGCGTTACTGACGACATATAGATACCCATCAACTGCCCTTGCTGCTGACCGAGCTGCAACATCGCGCTAACTAAGGCTCTCTGCTTGGCTGCCGCATACAGAGCGGCTGTTTGCGCGTCATCCTGGGTTAACACGGCAAAGCTTGTGCTGACTTGCCTGGGGCCGGGCGTCATGCCGAGCGGATACGATGATCCAAACTCCAGGCTGCGCAAATCGATGTTGTTCTTCAGCGCGATAGCTGCTTCGGTCAAGGTGTAAAACTGCGACGGCCCTGCTCCCAACCACGCCTGCCCCAGATTTCCCGGGACAATCGAGTAATCGAAACCGTTGAGCGCCGGCTCCGCCGGAAACTCGACCAGACCTGCCGTTCCAGCCTGGAAGCTAGTGGAGTCGATCAAATTGCCAGCCGGGCCGCTAAACTGCATCTCCTGGAAGTCGCCATTGACAGACACGCCGAACACGTCCACAGCTGCGCCGGTTACGATGCGGCTAACGGCCGTGATGGGGTCCCAATAGTCGTACAGAGTCAGGCTAGGCAGCACCGTCCCGAGTCCATATGTGATTGTCGCGGCAAGTGGCGCGTTTGCGAGCGGGGTCTTCGAAAAGGGCGCATTCAATAGCACTGAATTCGACGCCGGAATAGAGGTCACAAATCGGATCTCATTGTTGTACGACATCGACGAGCCCGGCGAAAGCCGATGAGGTACCGTCGTCGTAATGGAGCTTCCGCTATGCGCCGACGCTACCACTAAACCGCTGCTTAAGTGTGGGGCCGCTCCCATCGCGGCTTGCACTAGCGGGCCGTAGCCAGGCTGATCGGCGCCATCCCAAGAGGTTAGATAAGTTTGCGTGGCAAAAGCCGATTTTCTACGTGAGTTGCTCGAGTATCCGAGAAACGTGCGCGATCCGGTTTTGTCTCGTCGTCGCCCAGGCTCCAACACTTGTTGCGCTTGTAAACGCACAGCCGGGTACCGATTTGCGGCACTAGCGGCCGCCGCTTGCCCGTAGGCCGCTTCTAGCGCCGCGTAAAACCGATTTTGATTCGATGATATGTAAGTTGCCATTGATCGTCCTAGTTTTGACTTATGTTGAGAGTGCAGGTGACTTTAGCGGATTGGGCAAACCCCAGTCCACCTGCTTTGGGACCCTGGAACTGCACGTCGTAGGCTCCCGAAAAGTAAAAGCCATCGTTTAGGTCGCCGACACTCTGTCGGTAGATTTCTGTGACTGCCTCCACATAGAAGTGAATCCATCGGTCAGTGTCACTGACCAGATTGCCGCTCACCCAGACCTCCGTAATGACTGACACAGTCCCTGAAAGAGACTTGAACTTCTCCAGATGGGTATTCTTAACAGCAGTGCTGTACAGGCACACACGTGGATAAGTCAGTTGTATATTTTTGTCTCCAATGTCCGGGCTCGCAGAACTAAGTACAATTTGCTGTGACGTAATTGGCGGTATTCGTACGTTCGTCAGCGCCGCAATATTGGCAACTTGCTGCTCGAGCGCATCGTTGCTGGTTAGAAGATTCGCAAGCTTTTGGCTTGCCAGCATCGTGACGGGAAGCATGGCATCATCCCCTGAGAATTCGCCTTGTTAGTGCGACATAAAAGTTAGGCTGCTGGCCGGCGCAGGGCAGCGCACCCGAAACCAGACCGTGCGCCGGCAGTTGCCAGCTCGAATTCAACGGAAGAGCAGCCGCGTTCTGTAAGGTCAAATTTGCGTCGGTTGTGCGGGCGTAAACGTTCCAGCCCACGGCTGCGGCAGGGGGCTGCCCAGTCTGTGATGTGGGCGTAACCGTAACGCCCGATAGGGCGGCCAAAAGCTGGGCATTCACATCGCTCGGAGCGCTTTGGTTTCCGTTGTTGTCAACCCAGGTTGTCTGGACAAACAGCGACTCGGCTGCCGAGCTGCCGGTGCCCACAACCAGGACCGGTATAGCTGGTTTTGGCAGCGGGTTATAGACGATGCCCAGGCCCGACATAAAGGCCATGTCCGCCGCCGCTTGCGATTCCTGCTGGTACTCTGTCCACTTTTGCTGAAAACGCGTATTGAGTTGTACGTTATACGCCTCCGCAAAGAATCGCGACAGCGAGTCAAAACACAGCCATCGATATAACGCAGGCGTGACAACAACAGTCGACAGACCCAGGTTTCTTCTTTGCAGGAACTGGGGGTCTGATGCTCCGGAATTCAGCAACCACAGCATCAGCTTGTCGCTTATCGCATTTACAGCCAAATTGATTTTGGTCGCGACGTCAATTCCGTGCGTTGTGGAGACCTGCACCAGCGAGCTCTCGAACTGCAGCAGATCATCAAGGGTGACGACGTTCGGATCAGTGAACAGAGCCATCGTAGTCGTCCTTACTTATCTCCGCTCACCGAACCGTCATTTTTGACCGGCACCGGCGGTTTGAGATCTGATTCAGCGATAATTGCCACCTGAACGCGCCGCGCCAATTCCGCCTTTTCAGCGATTTTTCTGGCAAGCACCTGCTGCTCCAGATACTGCTCCTTCTCGGCAGCAGTTGCGAGCACGGCTCGATTCTCCACGATCATCTTCGCGGCGACCGGCCGCGAAACTTCGCAAATTATGCCTGCTTTGCCGCCGTCCTCAGTGTGAAGGCTTACGACGGCGGGATAAGCATCAGTAATTGTCGCTTCCACTTCCGCAATCTTTCGGTAGTATTGTTTGACGTCCATAAATAATGAGCTCCAAAATAAAAGGAGCCGCGGTGAAGCGGCTCCGGGTGTCAGTTCAAGATCGAACTTACTTGATTAAGTGTTTACCTGCACGGCAAAGTTGTTACGAAGAACACCGCAGCCGTACAGAACGTCGACAGTAAATTGCTGAGCGAGAGTATTCGGCTGGTAGCTCATAACTACTCGCAAACCGAAGTTCCCCATCTCCGCGTACTCCGCCACCGCACCCGTTCCCGGAAGAGGTTGCGGTAACCGGCGGACCACAAGGCCCATCGCGTCGCGCGTAAACGCCAGACTGTGATTGTTCGGCGTCGAACCCTGCGTGGTTGCCATGAACTGCGAACGGAAGATAAAGAAATCTTTCATCTTACCGACGTTGCCTTCCACAATCGCCTTCAGGCCAGCTTCACCGGAAGAATAATATTCGCTGAAGCGGGGAATCTGGCGAATTTGCGAGTAAGTGCTAGAGTCGCAGACCAGATATTTCGGCATGCTCGGAGGCACCATAGCCGAAAACAGAGCGGTCTCCGCCGCGTCAATGGTGGACTCGGTGATCGGAGTTCCCGCCGAACCAACCGGTGTATTGGCGGTGAACTGTCCGTAGAGGTTCAGCAGATCATGTTCGACCCGCTGTGCGATCGCGATAACCGCAGGTTGCAAATACGCCTTCAGCAATTCCGGAAAAGCCAACGCTTTCGTCACGTCGGGAATCTGGAACGTCGCTTCTGCATGCGTATTGAGCACGATTTGAGCATTGCCCAAATTCGGGTTCTGCGGTTGTACGCTTCCGCCTTCTGCGATGTTGTTGGCCACAAGCACGGGAGGAATCGGAACATTGACCGTATCACCGGCATGCGCCAGTACGGGCTCGTAATCCCGGTTCACCAGGTTTCCCATCACCATGTGTCCCATCAAAGCCGGCAAGGCGTCTGCGGCCACCAGCTTCACAATCGCACTTGCCAAATTGGCAGATGTAATGATTGACATAAGTCTCCTAAATGAAAATAGCGGCGCTAGATCACGCCGCGTTCTGCTACGTGCGTCAACTGCTGTTTACGAGGCCGTACTATCACTGACCCCGCAACGCCTGTGATGCCAGGCGAGAAATCTCTTCGCGCACTCGATCGAGATCCTCTTTCCTCATACCCGGCTTGATCGCATCCAGATCAATCGGGGCCGGTGCGGGCGTCGCGCTTTTGTTCGCGGCATTGGCGCCGCTACCACCGGCTATGCGTGCTGGAAGAAGCTCCGGATTCTCTTGCACAAACCCCACGAGATACTCATGAAGTGTCTTTCCGTCGCTTCCTCGGGGCTGGAGACGGCCGTCTTCCGCCCTCACAATGTCGTCCTTGACCGCTTTGTAAGCGAGGTCAACTTTGGCGACGCCTAGTCTTTGTAATTCGCTTCGGATCTGTGCGCTGCGGTCCGCCTCCTCGGCCATCGCCTTGGCCTTTCGGTTCTCCTCCACCAACTGGTTCAATCGGCTTTCCAGAGTTTCACGCCGCTTCCGCTCGTCCTGTAACTCAGCTTTGTAAGCAGGCTCAGCTTTCTTCTGCTGTGCGCGAACAAATTCTTCGATCGCCTGTCGAACCAGGTCACGAATCTGGTCTCCCCCAACTGTTTTCTGCTCTTCGCCGGCGGACTGACCACTTATCTCGTTTTGCTCTGTCATAACTGTTTTCTCCTCAATTCAAGTACTGCGCTTCAATCTCCCGCGCTATTTGATCCTTGACCTGCTGACTGGCATCGTTCAGATACTTCAGTGCGAGCCTTTGTGAGATCTCGCGTTTCAGCGTCGGCGATTGAATTCCAAGGTCCAAAAGGCTCGCAGCGTTATTCAATTCCGTTGTGAAATCGCTGATATCGACTTCGTCCAACCCTGTTACCGCAACCACGACGTCATCTTGCCGGGCTTTACTAATAGCGGTGACAATACGGCGGATGCAGTCTTTCACCCCGGCGCCGTAGGCACGCAGTACTTCCTGCGTGATCGTAAAATCCATCTGTTTGCTGGCTGCGGACTGTGCCCGCCCGGCAACGAGTTCACCCGAAGCTTGCGACAGGTAGCAAACCCGATAGATCTCTTCTTTCAATGTCTCCAGATTCGCCGCGGCTATCTGGTAAACTTTGCCGTCCGGCTCCGTCCAGCCAAACCGATCGGAAGGGCCTAACTGGATGTAATAACTTTCGCCAACGATTTGGTCCCATTCCCGATCCGAGTAAATTACTGGCATCGAAAAGAGCCCCATTGTAATTGCCCAGCCAAGCGAATTCGACTTATTGAAGTGCTCCAACTGCAGGTGCGCCGCCTTACTCATCAATCGCAGACCTTCGCTCATCTCCAGCGTGAACACCGGAACGCGCCGCTGCAAGGTAAGTGCATGCGTTCCACGCGCAACTAACTCAATCCCTCCCGGCTCCTTTGAGCCTTCTACGCGCCGATACAAGCGATACTCTGTTTTGTCGTAATAGCGCCACCACGTTTCCTCGACCACCGTAGGCGATTCAATGGACGGTTGCTGTTTCGTCTTTTGCCTAAACACAACCCACTCATAGTCGCCGCGCTCATCCGTGCACCAATTTATGAGATCTTCCGCCGCGTAGCGAACCAGATAGGCTCGCGAAATGCCCGCCGCATCCTCTTCGGCACGGTTCGTCACCGGCTTGGATGGGCTCGGGAAATCGACCAGTATGTGGCTCTTTCCGGCAACTAGCGAGTCAACAAACGTGTGCCTGAAAAAGTCAGAAAGCGCGGTGCCGCGCCGGTCACAGTCACTCGCGAATTGCGCCAGGAATTGCTGGTCAGAGTCCGAAGTTTGTTCGAACTGAAGGCTCGGCTCCCGCCGGAATAAAGTCGATCCGTACCAATCGATGATCGAACCTATGTAATTTTCGTAAAACACCCGCGAGAGGCGTTCCGCGTAGACATCCAGCGGCTCCTTTTGTCGTCGAAGCAGATAGTGTGCAGCGCGCTCCTTGAACTCGAAGCCGCCCGCGTATAAGTCGCGATACATCTGCAAGGTCCGCTTGTGCCTCGCAAACTCGACATGTTCCCGGTTAATTTCAGTCATTGGCTGTAACCTTGTGCGTTGTTATCTGAAAAAAGCTTAGAAGTCGTGCGTGCACAAAACCTGAAAAATTCTATTTAAGCCACTGAAATCAGGCGAGTTATTTTTCTTTCGGCTCTTGTCACCGACTTGCAAAACTCGGGCGGAGGTGATTGACAAAGCAGATTTTATGTAGGTTTGGGGTGTTGGCGTCCCGTTCTGGTGGGCTTCGGGCGGGCTATTAGGAAAGCTTCGCGCTATACTGGATGGGTACCGCTACCGCATTAGAGTCGAACTGCGTCTGTACCTGCCCGGCTCGTAGTCTGCGTTTTCCCCGAATACGTTTGCGGTGTGCGCGCTTGTAGACCATGTTCGAAAATCTGTCCGACAAGCTGCAGCGGGTGTTCAAGAACCTGCGCGGCGAAGGCAAACTCAGTGCGGCCAATATGGAGGAGGCTCTCCGGGAGATCCGGGTGGCGCTGCTCGAGGCCGACGTCCATTTCAAAGTCGTCAAACAGTTCATTGAACAGGTAAAAGACAAAGCCATGGGCGAGGAAGTGCTCACGCGCCGCGGAGTGCTCATTCCGGTACAGTACGGCTGGTTGAACCATTGGTCAATGCCGTTCTAATGGCGAGCGGGGGCTTGGAGCGGAAAGGAACACAAGCAGCTCTCATTGGTGCAGCATGTCTACTGGTGAGCGGCCCGGCGATGGCTGACATTTGAAGCCGCGGCCTTGCGATAACTACCGGGAGGTCCCCCTGTGGTCTGGAATGCATTGATGATGCAGAAGTCGAGCGCATTCTTGGGCCGGGTTGTGTCTGGATGGCCCGTGGCAGTCCGGCGGGTGGAGATGCCATGTCCCGGCAACAGTTCCCGTATCCGAGCTTTTCTTCCTGACCTACGCGTTTCTTGTGCAGTGGTGAACTGCTATGTGGCCACCAGAAGTTCCCTCGTGGATCCAAGGGCGCATCAATAACGGTTGCTCTCAGTACTGTATTTCGCCATTTAAGGGCGAGGGCACGAACGAGTAAGACGCGTTCGTGCAAAAAGAAGTACAGCTCCAGCAAGGAGGACGGCAGTCAACAGGGAGAGTCTGGGTTCGGGAACTGCCGTTGAGGTAGGCGCGATCGAGACGCCGTCCAATCCGACGTCATATGGCTGATTCGTGACCGAAAATTGCAAAACCCCGGTCGTCGACGTTGCTGAAAACATGTAAACATCAGTGCCCCAGTTTTGCCAAAACAATGTGTTCGTCGCTAGTGTCGTGAAGGTC